GCAGTAATCGCGTAAATCCTTATATGAGATATACAGAAGATTGCTATCTTCTTCAAAACGCACCGTACAGCTGCCACCGTTCGGAGTGATCTTGCCGTAGTCGTTCGCCACCCCAGTAGACATGAGCTGCTCTCTGGCAATAACGGCGGTCTGGCGCAGGTTCTCGTAAATAAACTCACCCACGAGTTCGTACGCGTCCGCAATTTCCGCCTGCATACTGGTGCGGGTGGACACGATCTGGTTGCAGCACCACTCTTCAAGGTTGTCCATGTCGAAATCATGCAGACCCAGTTTGTGTGAGATCCGCCCGCCGACTAGGTTTGATGCGTATGTAGAAATGTGGAATCGCTCTTCGATCCGTTTGCCGATCTTTTTCCACAGGCGCTCACGCTGCTTGTCTATAAGCTCAGGGATCTTCTCAGCGTTTGCGACCAGCCACGGGGCATACACTTCGCCCGCTACGCCATAGTTTTCATCCAGCTTGGCGAACAGAACATCGGCCCCTTCGATAACTTGGCGCTTAACGTGGATTTCGATCAAACGCATCATTTCCCCGTCAGGGCGGGCCTTCAGCTTCACTAGCTTGCTGACCATTGACGAGTTCGAGTTCATCAGGTGGATAAGATTCCAAGTGGCCTCGTTGTGACGCTCAGTGTTACTGGTGGCGTTCATGCGGTTGCGGCCACGGCCCTGTGACGTTCCGTAGATTTCGTCCGACAGGAACTCAGCTTGTGCGTTAGTCATCTCGTCCGACATTGCCACAAGATTGTTATGCACGCCGAGACGGTGCTGACGGGAGGCCAGTGTGTCGCGCTGAGTCAGCATGGTTTTTTCTGGATGCCCGAACACACTCAATGCTAGGCGGCCAGCAGTTGATTTACCTGTACCCGAGGCGTTACTGATTAGGTTGATAACCCCGCCAGCCACGCCGGTAAACTTCATCAGGGGAGAGCCAAAACCTGACAGGGCAACAAGCTGCAATGCTTCCATGCCCGGCCCGCTGATGGCGTTGTAAATGTCTTTCCATGCAGCCAGCGAACCTTTTACGCCAAACGAGTCGATGATGTTTGCCGTGGTACTGCTTGGAAAGTTATGAGAGCTGCCCCCCTTCCCATAGACTTTATGGCCGACAACCCACTCGGTGTTGCCTGCGTGCCAGCCAAACTGAAGCCTAGCCTCTTTAGCCCGCTCCCGCATTTGAAGTTCTTTTGTGTAGCGAATTGCGTAGTCCATAATCTCTTTCATCTGGTTTTTACTGGCGGCAACCCCCTTGCCCCCAAGGATCTTCTTAAACTGGTCTGGAGTGTGCATGTCCTTCAGTGGAACCATGAACTCCCTCTCTCCGTCCATAGGCAGGTGCAGGTGAAAAACCACGCACTCACCGTCATTCGGATCAACTAAACGAGTAGAGGCGTAGAGGTCGTTTTCGTAGATCATTATTTCGATCTTGTCGCCTTCCGAATCGCGCTCTTCACGGTAAACGCCGCCATTTGCACCTCGGAAGTATGGGAACGGCGGCTTGAACAACGCCTGTTTTACTGCCTGAGTGCTGATGCTTCCGTCGCTTTCCTCTTCCTCGTCCGGTGCTTCAAACAGCGCACTAACATCCCGCTTGATTTCCGCACCCAGTTGGATAGGACTGGTAACTTGCTGCGGGCAACCTTGGCAGATACTGGAGTCCAACCCTTTAATCACGGCGCATGTGTATGGGCCTTTGGTCAGGCTGGCTTTCTCCAGCGTGTTGTCTGGGTTGTAGTCAGGGTGCTTGTTCGACATCCTGTGTATGGCCGTGTCGCGGTCAACGCAAGCCCACGCAATCGACAGCCCAGCACGCCAGAGCGGCTCTTCAAGGTTGGCTTGGTTCACCAGAACTTCTTTTATGAAGTTACAGCCTTTGTCCTTGAGACTTTTCTGAGCGATGGTGCTGAAGCGGGACTGCTTGTTGCCGAGCAGAGCCTTGGCCGTTTCACTCAACCCCTCCATATCAACCTTTACGCGGGGTTTCTTCGGCTCCGGCAGGTCGAGTGCAGCTAAGCAGTCAGCAAACAGATCAACGTCAATCGGCTCACCGTGTTCGCACTGAATAACTTGCTTCGGGTCGTCGGGGTTCTTGAAGTTCAGCGTCTGCGGTATGCGCAGAATGCGCGCTTCATCAGCGGTAACTGCTGGGTCAGCCTTCAAGCCGAGGTGGTCACACGCGTGCTTCAGCTTTTCGGCTATGGGCGACCACGCAGAACTGGGGATGTACTGAGTTAGCAGCCAGTAAACGTGAATCCCGTTGCCAGAATTGACGATGGTTGGCTGCGGCAGCTTGACCTCTACCCTGAACTTCTCAAGGGCTTCGAGGGCTTCAGCCTGACTCGGGTATGGCTTGTTCGTGCCACAATCCAGATCAAGCCAGAATGACTTCATCCACTGGGCATTTTCTTGGGTGCGCTTCTCGCTGCCTTCCTTGTACGAAGCAACAGCGAAGTACGCATCAATTTTACGATCGACAAAACTCTCAGCACGCTCGGCCAAGGTGTCGATGTCATCTACAAATTCTTGAAGGACTTTTCCGTCACTTATGCCAACTACACAATAGCGGCCTTCCTCTGGCAGCACTTCGTGTAGGAAATCGGTTGTCGGGCTCATTAAGTGGTTCCGGCGAGTAGTAATGGGCGGCAGCGGTTACGCCTACCGTTTTCGGGCACGAAGCCCTAGCCGCCCTTAGTGGCTCAGAATAATTTCAGCTGGTTTGGGTCGGCTTCCGCCTGTCGAGCGGGGGGAACTGAAGATAGCATCAGCTCGAAGCGTTCAGCAAGCTCGTTAAGAAGTTGCTTATTTACTCCAACAGATGTCCTACCATCCAGCTCAATTACCGACTTAACCAGCCTCAAGACTTCAGTGTCGCTGAGGCTGGAGTACTGCATTATTCGTCGCCCCACTCGTCAAGAATGGACGCAACATCAGCCTTCTCTGCCGGAGCCGCTTCCTTTTTCTTGGAAACAACCTTCGGCTCTTCGGCCTCAGCCTTTGGCTTTTCAAACCCGTCGTTCGCCTTCAGGGTTTCCTCGTCCTCACGCTTAGCGAACTGGCGGTCGCCAGTGTGCGCCTTAGCCTCGCTGGACTTAGCCTTCTCCTGAGCCACAGCCCACTCAGCCTCATCCAGCGGACGAACTGCGCGGAACATCAGCTTCGGCACTGGTGACTTGGTGTCAAACTTCACCTCAGTCACAACCTTCACGATGTCGAAGCCGAACTCAGCCAGCTTGCGGACATACGCCTGAAGCGGTGCATACTTGCTGCCATCTTCAGCCTTACCGAACACCGAGGTAGCAGGCAGCGTGATGCCATACACATCACCCTTCTGGTCGCCTTCCAGTACCACTGCCAAACGCGCAGAGTAACGGCAGGCACGAGAGTCGCCCTGACCTGAACCCTTAACATTTTGTGGGCAGTTGGCACACAGGCTGGCCTGCGGATCTTCTACATTCGGGCTTGGCGCGTTGCCGTCGTCAGACCAGCAAGCTGGGCTGCTGACCACGCCTTCCTTGTAGCTGCCTTCGTAGTAGGTGCGTGCGATAGCCGGAGCAGATTTCACGACGATCATGTTCATCGCACGATCTTCGTTCTGCGCTACTTCCTGTGAGCCCGCCATCATGCGGAACACAGAGCCCTTAAAGCTAATGCGCTTCAGGGACTGGCCTACACCACCGCCAGCAAGTGCCTTTGCGGTATCGGAAAGTTCGCCACCTTGCAGGTGGGCCGGAAGCGTTGCCGCCCCGTTTTCAAACAAAGTCATATCAGACATCACTTAGTCTCCTTCTGTGTGTAAACAAATTGCTGGGAATCAACGTACTTCTCCAGCTGCTCTCTAGTAAAAAACACCTTTTTCCCAAGTCGAACAAAGGGAATCTGACCCTCGTAGCGCAACTTGTTCAGAGCCGATTCTGAAAGCCGAAGCATTTCAGCTGCCTCTTTGGTGGTTAACAGTCCAAGGTCGCTCACGATTTGTTACCTCTTCGCACGACGATTGAATACCGACTGTCGGAATTGACAGGCGGCGCCACATCTGGATGGTTCTCCAGAAATTCCTTGAAGTTGCCTTGGTGAATCCGGCGCTCAACTAGGTCGAAGCCGTCCTCCCCCTGCTCCCGCAAGAAGTCTTTGAATGAGTCCCAGTCAGGGGCCCAATACCGAGTACGCACCACACGAGAGGCAGTGCCGTACGGGGTTTTCATGCTTTCCAGCCCATGCTCTTTGGCAAGATCGAGCAGGGCGTTTTCGATGGTGTCCATCTTCTCTTTGAGCGCGCCATCTTCCTCATCAAACTTGTGCTTGAGATCGGCGCGAGCGTCGCGAAGGCGGATATACGCTGAAACCAGCTTTGCTGTGTCCATGTTGTTACCTCTGAAGTGTGCAGCTTTAGCTGCGAAGTTCTTGTTCGTATAGTGCTACCAGATCTTTCTGGTTAGCTTCCTTTGATTCTAACGCATCATAAACCCTTTTTTCAACCTCTGAGCCGTAAATTTTTATCACAGTCATTTTATTTTGTTGTGACGGCCTATTTATACGCTCGTTGGCCTGCAACCACGTCTCAACTGACGCCACTGGCCCAAACCAAACGATCGTATCCGCAGCGGTCAGCGTCACGCCGTGCGCAGCAGATTGGGGCTGGATCACCAGCACTCGTGGGTCGTCCTCCTCCTGAAATGCCTTGAAGATCGCCGTGCGCTGCTTCATCGGCACGGCTCCGCTAATGATCTCAGCGGTGATTTTCTCCCTGCGGAGTCGGTCAATCACGATCTCGATGGCGTGGCGGAACGGCACAAACACGATCACCTTGTGCGCGGCCTCCCGCACCACCTCCACGATTTCATCCAGACGATTCTTGGCATCGAACTGCACGGTCTCTCCGTCATCGGAGTACACCGCCCCGCAGCTCAGCTGGAGCAGCTTGTTCAGGCCAGCCGCTGCGTGGACAGCGGTGATCTGCTCACCTGCGGCCTCCACCATCATTTGCTTCTTCAGCTCTTTGTAAAACTTCTTTTGCTGAGGAGTCAGCTCGATCTCACGCGTCTGGTATGTCATCGGCGGCAGATCAAGGCACTCGGCTTTAGTAAAGCGGATGGCTGGCTGGAGTACAGCGTTAACCAGCTTAGTGGCGTTCGGGTTGGGGACCCATTTGAACTGCGTCACCTTCACCATAACTTTGTCGCGCCAAGTCCCGAAGTACTGCGGCACTCGCTGAGGCACTGCCATCTTTGCCAGCCCGAAGGCGTCCACAGGACTCTGAGCGGCTGGTGTGCCTGTCAGCATCCACAGTTTTGTGCTGGGAGTAATCACCTTGTTCAGGGCCTTCCAGCGGCGCGTGCTGGCCGTCTTGACGAAGTTCGCCTCGTCAGCCACCACCAGATCAAACTGCCCCTGCTGAAGCTCCTCAACCACCGTGGGCACGCCGTCATAGTTGATGATGACGAACTCGTAGTCTCCGAGGATTACTTTCTTGCGGGTCTCTTTACTGCCGTGAGCAACGGCAGCGGTGCGGTGCATGGCGATCTTGAAAATGTCCTGCATCCACGCCGAGTGCATGATCGACAGGGGGGCAACAATCAGCACGCGCTTGATGTCGCCGATCCGCATGAGGTAATCCGCCGCCCAGATCACCGCACCAGTCTTACCTGTGCCCTGTTCCGAGAAACAGAACGCACGGTTGTTGGCGGTCAGGAAGCTGGCCGTCTGTTTCTGGTGGTCGTAGGGGGCAAAAGTGCCCGGCCAGTCGTAGTCCCGCAGGATCGGACTGGGGGCCTTGCGGATGCCTAAGTTAGCTAGGCGGCGGGTATTTTCTAGGCTCCACTTGACCAGCACTTCGTGAGCGCCTTCACCTACTTCGCGCAGGTAGCGGCTCTGCTGAATCGCCGTGGTGAACTTTTCGTGGTCGGAAACGCGGACTAAAAGCCCTCTATTATCAATGACTTCCATGATCTTCCTGAAGTAGTCTGACGGTTATCCGTCATGTTGTATGTCCCCCGCTTTCACGAGGCGGCACTCCACAGTCTAACGCTGCGGTCGTGCCTTGCCAAGCCCTATTTCATCTTGGCGGACTTAGTTCTTTTGAAGCTACGATTCTTGCTGGCAGGCACTGCACGCAGGTTGCTGCGCCCGTTGCCACCGCCCTTCGCCATCGGGGTTTTGTGGTCAACATCCATGCCGTCGCCCTTACGAACCTTGCCCTCTTTCATCAGCTGGTAGCGGGCACGATTGCGTGCGGCACGCTTCTTCTTGACGGCGGGCTTGCCATCGTACTTACGCTCAGCTTTATAGTCTCTCGGATTACGCGGCATATCAGCCTCCACAGAACTCACAGTGTTTCACGGGACACCACTTACGGCACAGGCCGTTCGGGTTTGCAGGCCAATTATCGTTGTCAAACGCCGCCTGTAAAAGCCCTGCTTTCTTATCCCACTTACCCCACAGAAATGGCTGGTCTTGCTTGTCGTACGACGCCTTGATGACGACATCGTGCAGCAGGAAAACCAATGCCGCCTTGACTTCCTTCACCTCTGGGTAATGCTCGAACACCATGAGCGCCATGAGTTCCAGCTGCCCCTTGTCAGGGTACTTGGCGGAGCCAGTCTTGTAGTCCACGATCCACGCCCGCTCCCCGTTGAGAATTACAAGGTCAGCGATCCCTCGCACCCATGCCTCTTTAGAGCGGAACTTGGTTGGTTTTTTGTCGACCGTCAGAGCCATCTCAAGCTCGCACAGTTTCTCCCCTTCAATTTTGTTCAGGGAGTCGAGCGCTGGTTTGAACTTGAGGTGGCCCTTCGGGATCTCCTTACCGTCGCGGATGTATTCCTCAGCAACTTTATGAACTTCTTTGCCGTAGATCGTGTGCTCCGTCTCAACGAAGGGGTACAACTTCTCTACCTTCTCGGCGTGATATTTCCGAGGGCAAGTCTCAAACGTCTTTATCGAGCTGAAGCTCCAAGCTGCTGGCAT